TTCGTAAATTGGGGTCTCAGCACCTTCGCCACCCAGCATGTTGTTACCTTTGAAATAGGTTTTTTCCAAAACCCTAAACATAGGTTTGCCATCAATACGAGCGGGATAAATAAATGTTAATTCATAATCATCGTTGCCTTGGAAAGCGTATTTTGCATTAGGTTTGAAAGTGTATTTCTCACCATTAACAGTAACACCGCTAATCATACCCTTAATCATATAAGGAGATGCTGTGTTCTTGTTTCCAAAAGGATTGGAAGTGGTTTCCCAACCGCCTTGGTTGTGCAACCTGCCACCTTCGTAAACATAGTCAAGGTATTGCAACAAACCGTGAGGTCCTTGCATTGGAACAACGGGAACAAGGTCCAAAGCGATTGTCTGAGCTGCAACTTGCAAAGCAAGAGGAAGCACGCTGTAAACATTGTCACCGCTACCTGCCAAAGAAGGAGTGTAAGAGTTGGTTGTACCGGCTTGCGGGAAGGTGATAGCACCCATGCCACCGATGTTCATATTGGGGTTCAAATGGACGTGTCCATCAACCGCCTCATTAACCATTTGTTTGTCATGCAAATCATGCAAGTAAGCATATTTTGCAATCCAGTTTACTTTAGAAGCATCTTGAATACCAAGGGATTCCTTGATGTGCTGACCCCATGAATTCATAATTTGCGCTTCGTTCAATTGAATTGAGTACATTTCGTTTTTTTATATATTCTTTTAAGTTATTTTAAATACTTCATTCACACTCAAGTTCTTTTCTTCTATAACCTAAAGGAATTTCGTATTTTGTTTCACAATATATTTATAACACTTAATTTTTGTGTTATTTTTACTCTGTTTTTATTATATTTATAAATGTAAGAATTTGTAATTGTTTTTCATTATAATTCTTTGCATATAAATATGTTAGTATGTTAGCAAATGTTATTGAAACAACTGATAGAAACACACTTTTTAAGTATTTTCTGCAAAAGCCAAATCCTGACAAAAATGGAAGGCTAAAGCAAGAAAAGTGGTTTTCACAATATTTTCCAGAAATCTACAAAGATTACAAAAAAACTGTTTTCGCAAAAGAAGCAGACAAGATGAAGTTTTCTCAAAAACTTTGGCATTTTTTACAATATGATGAACAATTGTGTCTTGGCAAATGCAAAGAGTGTGGAAAGCGCACATCCTTTATAAGTTTTGCAAGCGGGTACTTAACATTTTGTTCAACCGAATGTTCAAACAAAAACAATGAAACAAAAGATGCCATTAAAAGCACCCTTATACAAAAATACAACGGTGTGGGTTTTGCTTCACAACAAATATCAAACAAATTTAAAAAAACCATGACCGATAAATATGGTTGTGAATATTCGGCACATTCAAACGAAATAAAAGAAAAAACAAAAAAAGTTAATCTTGAAAAATATGGAGGCACCGGTTTTGCTTCAGACATAACAAAAAGGTTGTTTATAAAAACAATGAATGAAAAATATGGTGTTAACTATTCTTGGGAATCCGAGGAATTGCGAAACAAAACATATAAAACAAGCAAAGAGCGTTATGGTAATCCACATTACACAAATAAAGAAAAAGGCATTCAAACCCATTACAACAAAATAATAAAAAACTCAAAAGACATCTTAAAAATAGAACAAGATTACTATGTGTGCAAATGCACCGAGCCTACTTGTGAAAAATGTGTGGAAAAGACCTTTAAAATAAGCAAGCAATTATACTATATGAGAAGCATAAACGGTGATGTTGCTTGTGTAAAACTAAATAACCCAAAAAGCAAGAACACAAGCAACGATGAAAGAATTGTTTATGACCTTGTTTGCGAACTTTACAAAGGGGAAGTGCAAAGAAACAACAGAAAGGAACTAAACAAAAAGGAAATAGATATATACTTGCCCGAACTAAAAAAGGGAATTGAATTTAACGGTGACTATTGGCACAACAACCCCAACACAATGTTTGATGCGGAAAGGATGGATGTTTGGGAAAAGGATGAACAAAAAGAATTTTTAGCCAACCAAAACGGAATAGAAATTTTGCATATATGGGAAAACGAACTATCGGATATTGAATACGTCAAGTACAAAATAGCAAGGTTTGTTAAATCCACAACACCAAAAACATCAGCATACTACAAGTTAAAAACCTTTTTGGATGGGTTGCAATCACAATATGTTGAAAACGTGTTTGGGGAGTTTGAATACAACAATGTTGTTGTTAAATATGTCAACGCCTTTTACTACAACAACGCCACCACAAAAGGTTCCTTTTTTGCAAATTCGGAAAAGCGTGTAATTTACGCATACGATTACGAGGTAAACGATGATAGAAAGTTTGGCGTCTTAAAATCCCAAATAGAGCATTCGCTTGGACTTACCAAAACAAAAATATACGCAAGGAATTGTGAATTGCGTGAAATAACAAACCAACAAGCCAAACCCTTTTTGGAAGAAAATTCCTTGTATGGGTACAGGGGTGCAACAATAACGCTTGGTTTGTTTTACAAAGGCGAACTTGCAATGGTTTACAGTTTTGGACATAATTACTATGGAAGAAAGGGTGCTTTGGAAGCCATTCGTGTATGCACCCTAAAAAACGTTGTTGTGGTGGGGGGAAGCAGCAAATGCCTTTCGTATTTCCTTAAAAAGTACGCACCAAGTTACAAGGGCAACAAACTTGTGTTTTACGTTGATAAAATTCACCAAGATGGAAAATCCTTAAAAGGTTTTAACTTTGTTCACCATTACGATGGTGTAATGAACTATTGGCTAAAGGAAAACTTTGGTGGAGCTTTGTATGGTGAGGCTGGAACCGCCTTTGGCAGAAACCCTTCCAAAAACAAGGAAATTGCAAAGTTGGAAAAAGATGGATACATTGTTTCGGTTCCAACTGTCGGTGTGGATGTTTATGAAATGGTTTTATAGATAAAATTCCAATAAAAATAACAATTTATTGGCTGTTTTGGTTAAACTTTTTGGATTTTTTATTATATATTATATAGATATACAGCACTTCAAATGGGAAGGAAAAAAGGAAAACATTATATTGACCCAAAAGAGTTTTACGATGAAATGGTCATATCTTTGGAAAAAGATGAATTAACACCCAAAGCAATCCAATTTTGCCAAGAAATAATAGATAGAACTGCAATGTGCAACCACTATGATTCCAAAGAAGATTTGGAAGATTGCAAGGCATACGCAATGTTCAACATTTTAAGGTATTGGCGTAACTTTAACCCCGCCTTGTACGATAACCCATTCTCTTATTTTAGTTCATACAGCTGGACGGGGCTTTCGCAAGGTTGGAATATTTTGCACCCCAAAAAGGAAAGCGGATACACAAGGATTAGCATAAACGATTTGGATGACGGAGGGGATAAGGATTACTAAAACCCGCAAATATGAAAATTGCAATTGAAGATTGTGTTAAGGTTCTTGGCAGGGGAACTGTAATAGTATGCAACCCACCCGAAGAACTTTTTGAATATGTAGATGACTTTTGTTATGCTTGCAAAATAAAATCGGGTGAAACAATAACAATAGATTCTTTAAGGTACATAATAAAAGGTGTTGAACAATTATCAACAAGCAAAAGTGTTGGACTTGTTATAAGCGGTATTGGCGATTGCAACAAACTTATAGGAAAGAATTTTGAATATTTGAAATAAAAAAGGGGCAATTTGTGTTGCCCCTTTTGTTTTTTGTTTGTGCTTGGATTAATCGTAAATTTCCTTTTCAAGTTCAAAAACATCACGTGTACTTACTTCTATTTTAAAAGTAACATTGCCACCGTTGTTAAAAACAAGTTCAACCGTGTTTTCTTTTTCGTTATATATGTAGTCTTCGTAAAAAACATCTTTTCCATGTGCAACTGATTCATAAAATTCTTCAAAGTTGTCATATTCGTTTTTTAGGTTTAAAATATCAACCATTTCTTTTGACAATATGGTGATTTTCATATCCATTTCACCACCGTTTACGTCCATCATTTCATTTATCTTTTTAATGTGTGTCATAACTTTTAATTTATTTTTATATTTATAATTTTAAAAATCGATTCTATATTTAATTTTACCGGCATCCCAACATTTGACATAACCACGGTTTCTCATAACTTCATCTTCTGTTAATTCAGGATGTTCAACACATTCAACCAAATTTGATTTTTGAAAACGGTATCTTGGCAAACGAATATCCATTGTTGTCCAATAGTAAGTTGGTGGAACAATGTGTTCCTTTTCAAACCCCATCTTTTCATAAACATCACCGTTTGAAACAGATAAATCTGCAAATGTTATAATTGTTTTTGGATTATATAACTTTACAAAGTGTTTTAGCAACTTGCTTGCACCGCCCCTTACGTGGGTATCAAAAGGTGAACACATACGACTTAACTCCCATTCGCCCTCCTTTGGTTTTCCACCGATTAAACGCCTTTTCTTTGCAAACAAGCAAACCATTACAAGTTGGTTATCTTTGTAAAGACCAAGTTTAACTTGCGAAGGTGTGTAGCCTTGGATGTGGTATGTTTCACAAAACGCTTTGGCTGTTTTTGTATCAATTTCTCTAACAACACAATCTCTTGCGTTTATTTTGTTGGTATGCAATCCAAATTTACCACGAATTATATTTTTAACAATATCTTTTTTGTATTTCCAATCATCTTCCCATATATGCAACAATTGTGTGCTTTTGTACGTGCATAATAATGTTTTATCGTAATGGTAATTTTTATCTTTGTATATGTCGCTATGCCAATACACACCGTTAAACTCAAATGCAAGATTTTTTTCCGGTAAGTATATGTCAAGTTCCTTACCGTTTAAAAGTTTTCTATCGTTTTCTATTATTTTGCCATTGTATATATCTTGGATATATAGTAATAATTCTTGTTCACACCCACTGCTTAAAGCACCAATAGGGTTTAATTTTGTGCAAGTTTCATAACCGTATCTTTTTCTATCGTTGTATAGTTGTTGTTTTGTTATGTAAGTTTTTTCTATACATTTGTCGCAATTTGGATTTGTGCATTTGCAAATCCAATCACCCGTTTCAGTAAAGCCAACAACAAAATCTTTATTGCCAAGTAATCGGGTTCTTCTGTTTTTCCTTGTTTTTTCTTTAACTTCCTTTATTGAATACGGGTTGTCCACACCATACTTTGTTAAAAAGGTGTTTTTTCTTTTTTCTTTAATTTCATTGCTTGAACTTGGGTTTTCTGTACCGTACTTTTTTAAACAGGTTTCTTTTGACAAATTTCTTACTGATTGAAGGCATAACGTGCATTTGACACCGTACTTTTTTAAGTTGATAACATCTCTTGATTTGTTTGCCCTTTCTACAACTTGTTTGTTTTGCGATGGGTTTTTAACACCATAATGTTTTATGTATGCTTCTTCCCTCTTTCTTTGCATTTCATTGGCTTTTTCTTCACCGTATTTTTCCTTGTTTGATTTTCTTTTCTCATTTAAAATGTTTTCATCTTTTTGGCAACAAGAATATGAACAATGTTTTCTGTATCCTGTGTTATAACCCGTGAATTTTGTTCTTTTTCCGCATATAACACATTTTCCAAGAAAAAAGTTTTTATCGTTATGAATGTAATGATACAACATTTGCATAAATGAAAATTCTTCAGGAAAATTCCACAATTGCAAATCTTTGTAAATTTCAGGGTATTTTTTGGAAAATGACTTCTTGTTTAACCCTTGTATGTTTTCGTATGTTAATTCATCTTTTGTCATATTTAAAAATCGATTCTGTATTTAATTTTACCGGCATCCCAACATTTGACATATCCACGGTTTCGCATAACTTCATCTTCTGTTAGTTCGGGATGTTCAACACATTCAACCAAATTTGATTTTTGAAAACGGTATCTTGGATATCTAACACCGTTAATTGCCCAATAGTATGTTGGCGGTACAACATATTCCTTTTTAAATCCCATCTTTTCGTAAACACCACCGTTTGAAACAGAAAGGTCTGCAAAAGTAACAATTGTTTTTGGATTGTATAGCCTTGCAAAGTGTTTCAACAACTTGCTTGCGCCTCCCCTTACATGGGTGTCAAAGGGTGAACACATTCTATAAAGTTCCCACTCCCCATCCTTTTTACCGGCACCGCTAATTCTTCTAACCGGACCAAACAAGCAAACCATTACAAGTTGGTTGTCTTTGTAAAGCCCAAGTTTAACTTGTGAAGATGTGTAGCCTTGGATATGGTAGGTATCACAAAACTTTTTTGCCGTTTTTGAATCTATTTCTTTAACAACACAATTTCTTGCGTTTAATTTGTTGGTATGCAAACCAAGTTTTCCTCGTATCAGGTTTTTAAGTATGTCTTTCTTGTTTAGCCAATCATCTTCCCAAATGTGAATTAGTTGTACGCCCTTGTTTAAACAAGATATTGATTTGTTGTAATGGTAATCTTTTTCTTTATATATGTCGCTGTGCCAATACACACCGTTAAATTCAAAGGCAAGTTTTTTTTCCGGTAGATAAATATCAAGTTCCTTGCCGTTCAAAAGTTTTCTATCGTTTTCAATTATTTTACCGTTGTATATATCTTGAATATATAGCAACAATTCTTGTTCCCTTCCACTGTTTAAAACACCTATCGGGTTTAACTTGGTGCAAGTTTCATAACCACCAATTATTCTATCCTTGTTTATGTTTGCATTTGTTATATATGTTTTTTCTATACATTTGTCGCAATTTGGATTTGTGCATTTGCAAATCCATTGTCCGTTTTCTGTGTATCCCAACAAAAAATTATGTTTTTCTACTGTGTTTTTTCTAACTTTTTTTAAATTGGCTTCTTTTGCCGTATTTGTTTCCAAAAAACTGTTTACACCATATTTTTCTTGGTTTGTTTTTATTACCCTTTTCTTTACTTCATCATTTTGGGATGGATGTTCAACACCATACTTTTTTATAGAAGTTTTCTTTGTTTTGCTTTTAAAATCTTCTGTTTGTGTATAGTATTCTTTTCCATATTTGGTTAAGTTGGTTTGTTTTGTTTTTTCTTTTATTTCATGTGAACACACAGGCGAATTTCCGCCATACCTTTCTTGGTTAGTTTCTTTTATTTTATCCCTTACTTCTTTTGCCCTTAATGAATTTGAAACACCGTAGTTTTTTAAAAAAGTTTCTTCCCTTTTTTGCTTTACTTCTTCTGCTTGTGAAACATTATCAACACCATACCTTTCTTGATTTGTTTTTCTTATTTTTTCTTTTATTTCTTCATTTTTTAAAGGAGATGTTTCACCATATTTTAACATACAAGTTCTTTTTATTTTTTCTTGAACTTTTTTTGATTGTGCAGGATTGTTAACACCGTAGTTTTTTAAAAAGGTTTCTTCCCTTTTTTGCTTTATTTTTTCTGCCTGTGAAACATTAACCACACCATACCTTTCTTGGTTGGTTTTTCTTATTTTTTCTTTTATCTCCGTGTTTTTAAGTGGTGTCGTCTCACCGTATCTTTCCAAACAAGTTTCTGTTCGTTTTTTCAAAACACTTTTGTTTTGTATTGCGTGTTTTACACCGTATTTTTTAAGGGTGGTTTGCTCTTGCTTTCTTTTTATTTCTTCCTTTTCTTTTTCTGTTTTGTTTTTATAATTCTCTTGTTTTTTTATTTTTATTGCTTCTTTTTCTTCGTTTGTTCTTTTGTTTATGGTATCTTTCATTCTTTTTGAAACAACACCGCTTTTGTTTATGCAATCCCTTGAACAATATTCATGATAGCCTTCATATATGTTAACAAAATTGCAACGCTTTCCACAAAATGGACAAACACCAAGTAAAAGGTCGACATCTTCATTTATATAGTGATACAGTTTTTGCTTAAATGAAAAACCCTCTGGATAGTTGGTAGAAGATATTTCACCATATTCTTGAGGAAATGTTTTTGCAAACCCCTTTTCGGTTGTAAAATATCCGCTTTTAGATTCTTTGCATTTTGCTATTATGTAATCTTTCATACTGTATATATAATAAAAAACGGGCAAAATATTTTTGCCCGTTTTATTTTTTAAATTATTGATATTAAATATATTAAATACCAATCAACTGCTCGTCCCAATAATCGCATCTCAAATTCAAGGTAAGTTCAGCGGCTTCGGAGTTATCGTATGCCAAATCACCCATACCCGTTAAGTTGCCGGTTGGAAACACATCCTTAAGGATAATCTTTCTGTACACACTGCCATCACGGTTAAATTGAACAATTACACCGGAACCACAGTAATCTTTTTTCATACCACTTGCACCAGTAAGCGGATCCCAAATCATGTTTCTCCACCTTCTTAAAGATGTGTAAACATAGTTTTCGTTTGAGTCATCCAAGTTCATTGTAAACACAACTGTTAGGTCAAGAGTGGTTTTTTCAGGAAATCCCGCATAACTTCTTGTAGCCTGCTTGTATTTTTGTTCCGTTGTTGTCACACTTGGGTTAAGGTCATCCAAACCGCCTATTGATTTGACGTGTTCAATAAGAATTGGGGATAGGGATGTTGGGCTGAACAAAGTAAGTTCAAACATTGCGTTATAAACCGGTTCCCAATGGTTTATAGCGGCTTGCGAGTTTCTATAATGAGGTAAACCTGCCATAATTCTTATATGTATATTCTTTTCAACACCACACCTTTGGCGGTGTTGTTATTATATTTATAAAAATGAATTTTGGCGGTTGTTTTGCAAAAGCGAATTTACCCATAAAATGTGTTTATAGGTAAATTTGCCTATAAACTGTTTATAAGCGATAAAACTTATAAATTGTGATTATAAGTGAATACGCTTATAGTTTTATCATATCCCCAAACATTTTATCCACGTTTGGGTCAGACCATTTTATAAACCCTGTGCCGGGTGTAAAGGTAAGTTCTCCCAAATATACGTTATCATTTACTTCATAAAAGTCAACCCTTACAAACCTAAAATCGTTTGATAGTTTTTTTGCGTAGTCAACCATTGTTTCAAATTTGTTTGGCTTTATGTCTATTTTGTTTGGGTTGTTTTTTATGTCGCATCTTGATATGTCAACAAAGTTAAAGTCCATATCATAGTAGTTAAGGTGAAAATCTTGGGTATGCCTGCCGTTAATTACTTGGCAATATGTTGGGTTGCCGTTAAAACACAAAAACTTGTAATCGGTTAGTTCCTTTTGGTTGTGGGCTTTAAGGTAGGTTTCTGCATAGCATTTTCTTTTAATTTTAAGGTAGTGGGGTTCCAACGAATTGTAGCCAAATGGTGTGTTTATCCATTGTTGCATTTTGGTTTGGCAATCGGTTTCGCTTAAACAGGATTTGCTCCTGCATATAATGTTGTAGCCGTAGCCGTGGTTGCATTTTAACACAAATTGGTTTGGCAATTCGGCAAACCTTATATCTTGCGGTTTTGTGTAGGTTTTTATAACAGGAACACAAATATCCATTCCTATCTTTTCCTTTGCGTATTCGTGCAAAAGAAGTTTGTCTGAGCATTTTGAACGAAGGCTAATGTCATCGTAAAGTTGCAACCATTGTGATTTTTCACACCAAGTTTCGGGATTGTCTATGTTAAAATTGTTATACCCAAAACACTTTGCCTTTTTTATGATAAGTTCTTTTAAAGACATATTTGTTGCTTTTGGTTACTAAATATAGTTTACAATCTAATTATATTGTCGCTTTTTGGTAAAACCGATTTTACATCGTACACAAAACCGTTTTCGCTTAAATAATCGTTGTAGTTTATGTCAAGATAGTTTTCGTGCGGCACCGCCAAAACAACCACATCGTATTTTTTGTTTGGTATCTTTTCCACAACATCAACGCCAAGTTCATCTTTTGCAAATTGTTTGTTGCAATAGCCATCCACAACCGTTATGTTGTTGGTGTACTCGGATAGTTTGTTGTATATTTTAACAACTTTTGTGTTTCTTATATCAGGGCAGTTTTCCTTAAAAGTAACACCCATTACAAGTATGTTGGAACCTTTTACAAGAATGCCACGTTTGTTCATGTGGTGAATTATTTTGTTGGCTATGTAATCTGACATATCTTCGTTTACTTGCCTGCCGCTTTTTATAAGCACGGGATTTACCTTGTAATCCTCAGCCTTTTGTATTAAGTAGTAGGGGTCAACACCTATGCAATGCCCTCCAACCAACCCGGGTTGCAAGCGTATAAAGTTCCATTTTGTGGAAGCGGCATCAACAACCTCCTTTGTGTCAATCCCCATTGCGTTAAAAATCTTCGCAAGTTCGTTAAAAAAGGCAATATTGATATCCCTTTGGGTGTTTTCAATAATCTTGGATGCTTCGGCAACCTTAATTGAACTTGCCCTAAATGTACCGTTAAGCAAAACCGAGTTGTAAAGTTCATCAACAATTAGGGATGTATTTTCGTTGGAACCGCTTGTTACCTTTTTTATTTTTTCAACCGTGTGTTCCTTGTCACCGGGGTTTATTCTTTCGGGGGAGTAACCAACAAAAAAGTCCTTGTTGTACTTTAACCCGCTTGCCTTTTCTATTTCAGGTACACAAACCTCTTCTGTGCAGCAAGGAAACGTGGTGCTTTCATATATGACAATATCGTTCTTTTTAACAACACTTCCCACAAGTTCGCTTGACTTAATTAGTGGTGTTAAGTCGGGTTTGTACTTGTCATCAACGGGCGTTGGAACCGCCACAACATAAATGTTGCAATCCCTTATGTCTTCCTTGTTGGTTGTGCATACAAGCATCTTTGTGTTTATGGCTATTTCAAGAAGTTTGTTGTCAACTTCAAGTGTGGAATCAATTCCTTTGTTTAATTCTTCCACACGCTTTTCATTTATGTCATACCCTATGACGTTGTACTTGGTTGAAAACAACCTTGCAAGTGGCAAGCCAACATAACCCAATCCTATTACTGCTATCTTGTGTTCTTTCATCTGTTTTTGTGTTGTGTATTTTAATATAAGTTCCAATATTCGTACCAATTTAAATCCCTGCAATAAAGTTGCATTATAACATCCGTAAATGTTATGTCCTTGTATGTTTCGGAAAATGAAACAAATTTATCTTCGTGAAATTCAAATTCATTGGTTTTCTTGTTTTTTATATAACCAGTTCTATTATCAAAATACCACACCTCTTTAAAGTAATATGTTAGGGGTGCTATGGATGGTATCATTTGCGAATCACCGCTAACCATTAGTTTTCTTTCGCTTTTGGTTGTGTGGTTAACAATTCTTGAACATTTGTGGTTGTACCTGTTAAGCAATCTGTACGATGGTGTTTCCATAAAGTTTTCATTAAACAACTTCATATATCCACCGCTTATGGTTTCGTTATCGTTAAAACAAGTTATGGTGTATTCAGGTTCCTTGTTTGGAAAAAGATATGATAAATCTCCTGTTTCCAAAATTAAAGGAACCAAATGAAAATCGTTTTGGCTAAAGCCAAACCTTATAAGTTCATCCACAAGCGGCAACACATATTTATAGGTGTATTCGGTTGTGTAATGGTGTTCGTTACCGGGCATGTTTGAATACAGCACATCTTTATCCTTAAAAATGGGAAGTTTGTGAATATCTCTCCCAGAATTATCATACTTGACGCCATACACTTTGTTACGATATGGAAAACAAATGTATTTTGCCATTTTTAATATGTTTTCCCTTTCCATTAGAAACTTGTTATATTTATCATATCGCCCCAATACAAACTTGTTTCATAATCCCTGCATCCAAAAATTCCACCGTTTGGGGTAAATGTTAGTTCACCAAGATACAATTTATCATTAACTATATAAAAGTCAACCCTTACAAAATCAAAATCTTTTGATAACTTTCTTGAATAGTCAAGCATTTCATCAAGATTCACTGGCTTTTTATCCAAGTTGTTAAAGTCTTGCCTTGCACAACTCCAACCTATATCAAAGGTGTTCCAATCGGTATCGTATATGTTTTCGTGCAAATTGTTTGAATACCTATCCGATATTACCATTATCATTTTTGGTTCGCCATTGCAGCACCAAACCTTGTAATCCACAAGCGATTCGTTTCCATCATCCATAAAAACTTCCGAATAGCATTTTGGTTCAATTAGTGCGTAATGCCATTGGTAATATTTATCCCCAAAGTTTGTGTCAAGCCAAGTGTTTAAAAAATCAACACAATCTTTTCTTGTGTTTATTTTTCGGTTTTTAATGTTTAAAAATTCATTGTTTTTGTTATCCGTGCAAATAATGTTCATGGCGTAACCGTGGTTACATTTTAAAACATATTTGTTTGGCAATTTATCGAAATTAATATCTTCTGGTTTGTTGTAAACATCAATTATGGGGACGCAAATATCCTTTCCAAGTTTTTTGATGCTGTAATCGTGCAACAATATTTTATCGGCACATTTAGCCTTTAGCATTTTGTTTTTGTCATACACCATTAGCCAATGCAACTTATCTTGAACCGTTTTGGGGTTTTCAAAATCTATTTGTAAGTTGAAACGGCTTTTGCTTGCCCTGTTTTTTAAAAAGTCTTCAATGTCCTTATCGGTTGCGTTTTTTAGGTTTGTTATGTTTTTACATATACCATCATCCTTTTTTATTTCGGTAAAGTCGTTTACAACAAAATCGGAAATGCGGTTTGCATAAACCGAGTAATCGGTTTTTTTCACCATTTTAACAGTGTTTTTTCTTAACTCGCTATCAAAGTTTGTTTTTTTATCTTGGGTAAGAGAATTTTCGTGTATTCTTCTATCAAACAATATTCGTTGGTCTTCATATAGTTTGCAATCGGTGTATCTTATTCTTCGCATAAAGTCGGCATCTCCACCGCAACGCCAATCCCTGTATCCACCAAGTTCGCAAAACACGCTTTTTTCAAACAAAACCACACCATAACTCATTCCATAGGGTTTTTCTATCTTGCAATTTCCAAAGTTTTCAAACCCAAACCTTATAAAATTGTATTGCGTTGCATTCTCCATAATGCTTGATATGGTGTAAGGTCTCATTTTGTCATCGCTATCAAACCTTAAAATCCAATCATACTTGGCTTCCTTTATAATGGTGTTGCTCGTAACATAAGTTCCCTTGTTGCTATCCATCATTAAAACACGCAAGTTTTTGTACTTGTGCATTATTTCCTTCATTTTCAAAAGAGTTCTTTCACAACCATCAATACCTACAATAACTTCCCAATTGTTGTGTGTTTTAAACCAAGTTTGTTCGGCAACACTATCAAGACACTCCTCAATAAAGTCTTGCGATTTGTATGCAGTTATGCAAACACTAATTCCTTCTGTTGGCTTTTCGTTTACTACAGCCACCTTGCTTTCTTCAAACTTAACTTTTTCAACTTTTCCCGCAAACAAATCGGTTAAATACCTTTCTTTTTCTTCGGTTCTTTTGTTGTACTTAAAAAAGTGTTCAATGCTTAACCTATCATTTCCTATACCACCTCCTCTTCTTTTCTTTTTTATCATATAGTACTCATCCGCACTTTTGGTTGCGTAATGAGCAATATACGCCTTGCTGTGGTTATATGTATCCGAGGTTACAAAAGTTGAATACGTTGCGTATTTTCCATCGCAATCAACAACATCACCCCTAATGTTAGAATAGTGTACGTTTATTGCCTTAAACCCCGTTAACTTTGTTTTGTAAAAATGCTTTTTGTAATAAGATAAAGTTTCATCTTCACACACTCTTGTAAACCTTTCCCTTACCGGCAAGCATTCGTAATGAAGGTTGTCATTATCGTCATAGCATTTCCAATTTAGCCTTACGCTTTTTGTGCTTGGCTTGGTTATATCCTTTATATATCCACAAACATTTTCATAGCCGTTTAATACCAAAAATTCATCAACGTCCAAGTAAAGAACCCAATCATATTTACCGCCAAACCTTTGGTAAAAATCATTGTATGACGCAATTTGTGTTTCACACCCCTTTTGCTTTTTTCCTATAAAATATTTTAAAACGGTAACATTTGGGTTTTCTTTTCCAACAACGTCTTCACACTTTTCACCATCCGTATCGTTGTTATCATATATGTATATGTGGTCAAAACCAAGATTTAAGTGATGGTTAATCCATTCGGATAGGTAAAGGTTTTCACATTTGGCAATACAACAAAGGGCAATCTTCATACAATTTTCTTTTTGTTTTATTTATAAATACATTGTGTTAAAAATCCCTATAAAAACTATGAAATTTTTAAGTTTGTATTAAAAATTATAAACACAATGAATAACAAAAAAGCGCAGCCCAAAGGGTTGCACTTTTTTAACAATAAAATCAGTATGTACAGAATTACTAAACGTTTTCTGGGTTAACTTCGTTTTCAATTTCCTCCAAGTTTTTCTCTTCTTCCTTGGTAACAAGTTTGGTTTCCTCTTCGGGCATATCATCTTCAAATTCACCCGAATCCAAAATGTTATCAATTTCAGCCAAACGGGTGTGTAACTCGTTAAGGGGTGTAATGTTTTCGTTTATTGTCTTGATATTTTTGGAAATTTCTGGTCCAACCAATTGCACAAGTCCAAGAAAAGAGGTTGCTTCAAACACTCCCTTGCCTTCCCAATTCATAAAACCGTTCCACAACGCCTTGCAACTGGTGGTGTTCATCATAATGTGACCATTCCAATCATCTTTTTTTGTGTAAGGTTTTTGTTGTTTTAGGTTACTGTGAAGCATAAGGACGTTTGCCGCACTTGAATTGTCAACTTTAATTTCCTTTTCAACAAACTTGCAAAGTTTATCAAATTGGGATTTGTTGACAACATTAACGGAAAATTCCTTATTAAGAAGTTCTTCAATACCCTTGTTGTATTGTTCGTACAACCTTTTTTGTTCATCAACAAGTTCGCTTTTTTTTGGCAAAACTTGTTTGCTTTCGGTTTCTTTTAATTTTTTGTTATCTTCCATTTTAAAAAGTTTTAATATTCAAAAATAGCATCTTCGAAATTATCTTTAATCTTTTGAAGTTCTTCGAAATCCTTTTGGCTGTTTTTACCATAGGTTTCGTTACAACATTTTTGCAAAGCATTGGCAAGATTTAACACGTTTTTGGTTTTTGTATCACACTCACCGTCACCTATTGCCGTAAAGCATTCAAAGGCGTCATCCAATCCAAGCAAAAGAACCCTTTTGTCTTCTTTAAGTTCAATGTTGGGTTTAACCAAATTATCATCTTTCATAAACATATCGGTTTCTTGAATGGATGTTATAAGGTTAAGTATGGTGTTGCCCAATGATTTAAGTCTGTCAATGTTGGCTTTCATAATACATAGTGTTAAAGGGGGAGCTATACAACTCCCCCAAATGGATTACAAATCAATATCATCAAGGTTAAAGAAGTCTTCGGACCCACCGCTCGGCTTGCTTGGTGCAAACACTTCATCTTCCTCTTCCTCAACAACCTCAACCTTTGCCTTTTTGGTTTCCTTTTTGGAGGTTGCGTTGTTGCCACCCTTTAAAATCGCTTCAATGGGTTTTTCATCGGAAATGTCTTCTTTTTCACCTGTGTAGGTTCTTAAGCATCTGTTTACCCTTTCGGTCATCTCGGCATCCCATTCTTTGTAATCGTAAACGGTAATGTCGGGTGAATTGTTGTCAAGGTATTCAACAATTTTCTTTTTGCCCGCATTGTCAACAGTTACCTTTTCGCCATCAATGGTCATTGGGGACACATTGCCAAATTTGGAACTGTCATAGTTGTTAAAACCGCCAACCCTTTTAAGTTTAAGGTTGAAGTTTTTGCCGTTAAACGGGTCAAACACATTGCAAGGTTCATCGCTATTGCTTTCTTCGTCAATCATTTCCTTGATTTTTTTGCCATAGCGAAACACCTTAATTTGTCCAACAAGTTCAGGGTGTTGTGGGTCTTTTACAATCTCCACAAGGGAATAGTTGTAGTAGTTTCTATTGAAGTTTTCGGCAAGTTTGTTGTCCACCGCATTCTTGGAATTTTTAAGTTTCCAATACATTTGGGAAATTGGGGATTTTTCGCCAATGGTTTGGGGGTCGTCCACGTAGAAGCCATTTTCATCGTTGGCGTCCTTTAAGTAGTAAACGTACTTACTAATTGTGGAAAGTTTAATGTCCTTAATGTAGGGCAAAAACCTTAATGTTGCCGTGTAAACACCATCGGGGGCGTCATCTACGCTTGGTTGGTAAAGGTTTTCATCAACCGTTTTTGTTTTTGCGACATCCTTTGTGATTTCTTTCACATCTGTCGGCATGTTGAAAATGTCATTTAAATTACTCATAAGACTTAAAATTTATTAAATATGTTAAAAAAGTTAAACGATTAAAATAATTCAAAGAACCACTTTAATCCTTTTACAATATAATATAATAAAAAAATTCAAAAAGTTTAGGTTCCATATATTTATAAATACATAAAATCAATTTTCTTTAAAGAAACTTATCATGGCAGGTTATATAAAAACAAGAAAAGACCCAAGGACTGGAAACCAAAGAAACATTGTTTCAAAGACATTAAGAAATTTGTCCAATCTTGGAATGAACTTTGATAACAAAATATTCAAAAACTCGCACGCCATAGGTTTGTACGAGATAGACCCAATGCAGAAAAACACTAACAAATTCGTGTACGAAGATAGTGTTTACGACATCTTTAACGGGTTTAGTTTTACCGATTCATCAATGCACAAAAACATATCCCTTTACGATAGGGTGTATGATGAGGGAAAACGAATGGCTTTACGAAGATTGGCGGTGCAAGATGAAATAGAAGAAATACTTGACATAGTTTGCGATGAGTGCATTTGCTACAACCAAAACGGTTTGTTTAGCGAACTTTTGTACAACCCAATGCTTATAGATGAGAAAAAGAAAGAGGAAATGAACAATGTGTTTAACGACATATACGCATACTTCGGCTTTTACGACCAAAACATGGCTTGGGGTTACTTTAGGAAATTCCTTGTGGATGGGTTCCTTGCCTTTGAAATACTTTACAACACGGATGGCAACGAAGACGTTGGCAAGCAAAAGCACATAATAGGTTTCCAAGAATTGGATACCCTATCTCTAATCCCCGCAATAGATGAAAAAACGGGTGAAAAGATTTGGATACAATACAAGGATGACCCAGTAAGACAAAGGGTGCTTTACGATTCCCAAATCATTTACATAAGTTATTCACAATTTGATAGTGCAACAAGAATTTCCTATGTGGAAAGGCTAACAAGGGCGTTTAACCTTTTGAGGATTATGGAAAGCACAAGAATTATTTGGGCGGTTTCCAATGCAAGTTTTAAAACAATGTTCACCATACCGGTTGAAAACAACAGCAACAGGGGAAGGCAAACATTGGCTGAAACAATGCACAGTTATCGTGAAATTGTTGACTTTAACTGGGAAAGCGGTGAAATTATGACAAACGGAAAACCAATGATGCCCTTTAACAAAGAATATTGGTTTCCAAATGTAAACGGTGAAAGCCCGCAAGTAAGCACACTTGGCGGTGACGGGCCAGATTTGGCTGATACCGAAGCCCTTAAATACTTCAAAATGAAACTTTGGCAAGCCAGTAAGGTTCCTTTTTCAAGGTTTGATGTTGACCAAGGCAGGGGACAATATGCAATGACAACCGAATCAATGCAAAGGGAAGAAGTAAAATTTGCCAACTTTATAAACAGGTTAAGGTCAATATTTAAGGAAATCCTTATAAAACCCATTTACATACAATTGTGCTTGTTGCACCAAGAATATGTAAACGATACCAACTTTAGAAACACGCTCGCATTAAAGTATGTTAATGATAACGTGTTTACCGAAAAGCGTGAAATAGAACTTATCCAACAAAAGGCTGATTTTATTGGCAGCATTATGCAAACCTTTGTAACACAAGATTCCGAAGGCAACGAACAACCCTATTGGGATTTGGATTATCTAATAAGAAGGTTTGGCGGTTTTACGAATGAAGACCTTGAAAACAACGCAAGGATACAAGAAATAAAAAAACTTGTTAAGGAAGGCTACAAAGAAAAAGATGCCGAAAAAATAGCGGATGGCGAAGACCCCTCCAAATTTAAAAAAGAGAAAAAGGAAGAAGAAGGCGAAGAGGAAGAAGGCGGTGACAACTTAACACTTTAGAATATATATAAAACAATGAACAGAATAAAAAGATTTGACGATTTTGTAAACGAAAGCCTGTACCCTATGAATGTTGTTGACAACATTTTTAAGGAAAACGGGTACAATGTTTCTGGTTATTGGTCACACAGTGATGATGAAAACCTTGATTGGAAAGAATATACCAAAAAAACAAGCGAAACCCAAAAATATGTTGATTTGACAAAGTTTAGAATAGCAATAAGCGCAAAAGGCAAACTTACATGTTGGGATATGCAAAGGGATAAGGAATCAAACTATGTTGAAATTTCTGTTCCTGAATTGAAAGAACTTTTGAAACAATATTAATAACACACAATGCCGGTACCAACCATAAAAGACCTTTTTACCCCCATAAATTCCATAAGCACGTGCTTGGAATCAAAAGCGGCTGTGATTAGCAAGAACCTTGTTGATATAAACAACAGTATCACCGGTGCGGCTACCACATTGGGAGAAAAGTCAAAATCCATAAAGGATTCCATTGATGATGCAAAAAAGGATATTATAAAATCCCTAAAGGATTTAAGCAACACAAAAGTCGGAAAACCAAAACAAGAAAAAAATGCAAAAAACATTGAAAAACTATCAAAAGAATTTTCATCAAACCTTGCAACCGGTATAGCATCAACAATACAACAAGCAAGCGCGGCAATAAGCGGGGGTATCTCGGAATTGGGGATGGGTGTTGCCCAAGCAACACAAATACTTGTTGAAATAAACAAAAGCCTTGACAAAACAAATGTTCAATTAAAATCGGAAAAAAGAAGAGAAAGAAGGGAAGAAAGAAAATTAAGAAAAAACCTAACAACAGGAAAGCAAACTTTGGAAATGCCCGAAATAAAGGGCAGCGATGATATAGGAAAAAGTGTAGCCAACATAGCAAAAGCCGTTGAAGCCGTTGGTAACGTTAAGTTAAAAGATATTATACTTTTTAAGTCAAAACTTAAAAAGATGATACGAGGCATTGTTGAACCAATAAAAGAATACAACGAAAACCTTAAACCCGGTGAGGGTGTTAAAATAGCCAAAGACATAGAAGAACTTGGAAGTTCCCTATCGTCTTTTGTTAGGGATATGTCCAAAACAACATTAAGGGGTGTTATAGCATCCAAATTTGTTGGCAAAGACCCTAAAGAATCACCATTAAACAAGTTACTCGGCTCAGCCACATACGCAGTTTTAACCAATGTTTACGGCGCACGTTACAATGAAAAAACGGGAAAATACACGGGAATTAACAAAAGGCAAGCAGAATACCTTAAAGATTCTGGAATAATTTTAAACAACCTCGGAACAAACATACTTAAGTTTAACGCAAAAATGGCATTGGCTGCCGTGCTTGCACCGGTTGCCTTGGCGGGTGCAAAAATGTTTTCTTGGGAAATGCCTTTGCTTCGTAAATCCATAAACAAACTTATGGGCAGAAACAAGAACTACAAGGCGGAGGAAATGAAATATATAGCAGCCGGCAGGGTTCTTGATAAAATAGGAACAAGCATATTGTTATTTAATGCCAAATTAACGTTAAGTGCTGTATTGGCTATTCCCGCAATGGTTGGAATGGGTTTGTTTGCGTTGCTTTTATTGGAAACAAGAGGAGTGTTTGCATATCTTGGAAACAAAAAAGTTAGAAAGGCGTTTAGAAGAGGTGCAAGAACACTTGACATGATAACCGGTGCAATACTTGGTTTTGAAGCATCTATGGTATTAAGCATTGTTTTGGCACCGTTTGCCATGATGGGACTTGCTTTATCAACACCTATTATGCTTGGCGCAAATGCCATGTTCGGTATAATTGGTCAACGAAGAAATGTAAAAAATGTATTAAGCGCAAGTGCCGCAATAACATTAATGGGATTATCCATAATTGCATTCTCCGCATCCATGCTTGTTACAACGATGATTACAAAAAGAATTATAACAGGCGGTGGTGATAAAGTTGACCCAACAAATTTGGTTGCTCTTGCATCCGTTGTTCCAATAGTGGGACTTATGCTTGGCGGACATGCTTTAATGGGAATGATGGGCAAACCGCAATCGGTTAAAGATTCGCTTAATTCATTTGTTTCTATAACACTAATGTCGGCGGGTCTTGTTGTATTTTCTTTGGGTATGCTTGTTGCAACAGCAATAACCAAAAATATGTGGAAAACAAGCGGTGGCAAATTTGATACCATTTCCATGATTACATCGGTTTCTGTGTTTGGTTTAATGTTTGTTGGTTCAAAAGTGTTCCAAATGGCTGGACAAGACCTTAAAGGTGTTGCCAAAGGTCTTGCCTCTGTTACCCTGATGTCAATAGGTTTGGGAATTTTTGGGTTTGGTTTAAGTTTTTATTCAAAATCAACCAAAGACTTAAAAACCAAAGACATTGTAGCAATGCCGTTACTGCTTGCCGGTTTTGCGGTTGAATTTGGAATAATGGGTGCGACTGTTGAATTTATTGCACTTGGCGGTGCTGCGGCTGCCGCAATGGGTGTTGGTGTTGGCGCATTTGGACTTGGATTAAAATCATATTCGGAAAGCATTAAGGATGTTTCCAAAGACGATGTCATAAGAATGGCAAAGATAATAGGTCTTTATGGAGTTGAATTTGCAGGCATTGGACTTATTTCGCACGCCATATTAGGTGCTGACTTGGCATTTGCCGCAATGGGGGGTTCTTTGTTATCATTTGGAAAAGGTCTTTCCATTTATATGGATAGTATTAAAGGTTATGATGAAGAACAATTAAAACTATCAAGAAGCCATATAGGAAAACTTGGCGGTGAATTTGCTTTGCTTGGACTGGCATCACCTGCCATACTTGCAGCAGGTGTTGCAACAACAACAATAGGTGCTGGCTTGGCTTCTTTGGGAAAAGGAATGAAGTCTTGGAAAGATGTGGGTGGAGTTTCCGATGATGAACTTGCCAATCTTTGCAAAACCGTTGACGCAGTTAAATTGGCGTTTATGGGAAGTGTTGATGAAAACGGCAAACCAAAAAAAGTTGGCGGCTTAAAAGGATTGTTAAAGAGTGTAACCGGTGCCATTGCTGCTCCATTTAACTTGGCAGCTGTTGTTGAAACCGCAACCAGTTTAACAGTAGCGAGCGGTGCCATAGTTCATATTGCAAAAGCATTAAAATTCTGGGAAGAATCCAACATTAACATAGATAGTGTAACCAACCTTACAACAGTTATGGCTTCTATGAACGAAGCGTTTGGCAAAATGGCTGGAAAATCAAACGGTGGAGAAAAAGGTTTGCTCGGCAAACTTATAGGTTTGGACTTTTCTGTATTTTCACCAACCGATGTTGAACTTGGAATTCGTTCAACAAAGAATATGGGCAAAGCGTTGAAAAACATTGCCGAAGGTGTTGTTGCGTTTAGAGATGGCATAGGTAAAGAATTTACCGATAAAAAGAAAGCGGAAGAACTTGGTGTAGCAATAACAAATGTTATAACACCTATTGCCAACGGTTTTGCAGCATTGGAAGGTCTTGAACCTTATGAAAACCAAAGAAAAAAAGGATTGCTTGGAAACATAATAACAGGATTTATTGGAGAACTTGGTTCACCAGCAGGCAAAACGAAAATAGCAACAGGTATAAAGAGTGTTAAGGATTTGGGCAAAACACTTAAAAACCTTGCGGAAGGTGTTAAGGAATTTGCAACCCTTATACCTAAAAACGCAAGGGCTTCTTGGTTAAAAGATGTTGGTGATAACATAGCAGCTGTATTAACTGCACTTCAAGGTCCTCTTGTTGCATTGGGTACAAGCGAAGCCGAATTAACCCAAATGGTTGCCCAAACAACCAACATAGGAACATCAATGGAAAGTGTGTACACTTCTATGGGTGATGTTTCCAAGATATCAATGAAACAAAGTAGTGCAAAAGCAGGTGTTGAAGCAATAAAGGGATTGGGAGAAACTCTTGTCGGCATAGCAAACGCAACCAAAACATTTTCCGAAATATCACTTAAACAAATTGGCAAGAGCGGTACTTGGAATGAAAATTGGGAAATTGTAGAAAATGGTGAAGGTGCTTTGGGTGCTATGACAGCAGTACTTTGCAGCCAATTTGCATTGTTTAGCAAACTTGGTGTTACCGTTAAGGAAACAGGTACATACAAAGAAACCAAAAAAGAAGGAAACATATTTAACAGAAAAGTTTCCACAACATCCAAATCATACATAGGAATGGCAATTGATTCCATTTCCAATCTTGGTGCAACGGTAAGCGACATTGGGGATGCCCTTAAAAAATTCAGCAGCAATGAATGGAAAGATGGCGCAATAGCCGGAGCAAGCGATGCCTTTAGAACAATATTATCATTTACAGAAGCGTTTGGAACACTTGGCTATGTTATGCTAAATGGTACGTCATACAAGCAACAATTTAACGCATTGTCATCAAAAGGATGGAATCAAGAAGTTGTGTCCAAATTTGGAACAATATCCGGCTCAACCGGATTGCTTCTAAAATATTCGGAAGCATTAACAAAAGGTTCCGATTTAATAAAGGGTGTTGTTACATCATACAATGATGTGTTTGTTAAAACAAACAACAACATTGACATTTTAAAGAAATTTTATGATAAACCGGAATATATGATGTACCCCGTGTACAATGTTTTGGAAATGTCAAGAATTTTGGCGACAACCAATGAAGAAGAAGTTCACATGATTGACAACAAGGGAAAATATGTAATGTTGGGTAAACTAAAACTAACATCACAAACCTTGGATAACGCAATAGCAAACACAAGCAAACTTAAAGAAATAGCAACCAACATTACAACAGCTGTTTCAAAATTGCCATCACAAACAACAAACGCAAGGGGTGCAAAGGAAATGAAATCGGCAATTAGCAACCTAACCGATGGTTTTAAAGAAATAGAAACACTAAAACCAATCACAACAACTTCCTTTGATAACCTTGTTCGCAGTATGTCCAAATCGTTAAGGGTATTGGATGGAAAAGGAAAATCTTTGGATAAAGCAACCAAACTTGTTGATAGACTTATTGTGGCAAAAAAGAACAACGTATTTGGCGATTTAAGCAGGAACACGCAAAACATAGCAAACGCAATTAACAATTTGTCAAAAGACAACCTAAAACCTTATTCCGAACTAATAGCCGCTTTGGGTAAAATGAGCGAGCGTGATAGCAAGTACAAAGAGTTGTTTGATGACATTATTAACCTTTTGAAAAAAATGAATGCCGAACTCGCCAAAAGAAACGAAGGCGGTGAAGGTGGTGAAGGTGGTGATAAAACAGAAAAAGGCGGTACAGGTGGTAAAGGTAAATCTACAGGTAAGAAAAACGAACCTCAAACACAACCACATCAGCAACCCATTAACATACCTGATTACACCCAAAAACTTGACCTAATTAAAGAGGCTATTGATAAAGTTAAAAACGCAATAAATAACAAAACAT